GTCACTTGTTGGATAGGTGTTTGATAACGCGGAAAACCAACGAAACCGCGGACTACGCACTAGAACACCTACAGAGAAACATCAACACAAACTATGGATTCGAATGCAGTATCCCACAACGCTCGCGGTAATCTCGGAGCAAGCGCTGGGGGGTCATTTTTTGCCCTGTTCCCGCGTTTACCGTTGACTCTGTGGTACCCAAGGATACCGTCGAGTACGGAAACATAGCAATCCACTAGGTCTTTCTCCCATATCCCGTAAACTGTTTGCAAGAAAGACCCTAGATGCTCGGGCTCAATAGTTTTTGCCTCAACCGTCATAGTCTTAAGTTCCTCCGCAGTGTATTTGTACGCCATTGCCTGATTCCTCATGTCCAGATAAGGTGATGACGACATTTGTTCGGCTGTGTCAAGTAGGAGAGTTCTGATAGAGGCGATGTGGCGATGTTCATATGCGGCGGACAACAACTTGCCGGCCATATAATCTTGATCTTGCACCGATGCGTTGAAATTAGAACGCACAGGCAGTTTGGACACCACACGGCCAAACGATGGTACGGGGTAGGTGCGATTGACACTAGGCACGAAGCGCTTGCGAAGGAACGTCGCTTGCTCGCGCTCGTGTACGATTTTAACTTCACTCTTCATGCCTACGCTATCCGCAACGGTGTCGAACGCTTCACGCATAAGCGCACGAGACTGCACCGTGTACGTTAAATTATCATCCCCGTAAACCAACGTGGTGCTTTGGGTTACACCAGCTTCCTCCAGAGCCGCAAGCGAAATTGCCGCATTCACGTATCCATTGCCGGTCGTTGTCGTGACCTCGCCGGACCACCTCTGCCCTTTCACTTGCCCTTTAACACCGTAACGCGTGAAAACCCGCACGCTAGTGTTGGAGGCGAACTCCCTCACAAACCACGTTGGTGCGCCAAGTTTATAATAAAACATGGCTTCCTTCTTCCTGACACTAGCCGGTTGGCTACCATCATTGTTCTTAAAATCATTCTCAACGGCTTCACCAGGGGTGTTGTGCACTATCTCGGCAATCTCGTCTGCTGTCATCCCAACGCAGTACAGGACTTCGTTCCCTGTGTTCCTGGGGTTCCTGCGGTTTAGCTCCTCAGCAATACGACGAGAGATGTAATACACGGCGGAACCCATTACAAGATTGTACATGTCGCCTCCTTGATAGACGACTCGTGGCTGGGCACCGTCCTGTTTGAGCAAAGCCTCAGATTTAGCAAAGACCACCTTGTCCGTATACCCGGGTAAGGTGAAGTCCTGCGAGTCGAGCAACGCCTCCAATCTCTCCCGCTTTTGTCCGCTCATCTCCGCAAGATAAGCCTCGATAGCCTCCCTGTCAAGCCTAATTTCCTCACGCTCATGGATAATTGACATCAGCCTATCGTGACCCCGATCAAACAGGTCCGATACGCAGGCAGACGGTCGATAATCACATCTTTTCTTTACAGCATGAAGAGTAGCGCCCTCCGACTGCGCCACCACCTGGACGGGAACCCCTTCAATAATCGCACCCTTGATTGGCTCTGAGGTGCGAGGGGGTTCAGTGGTCTTTGTCACATTGACCTGAGGATTCACATGGTCGTACCGCACCTCTGTGCTATAGTCGGCGGGGCGGTTGTCTGTAACTCCGCCAACCAATGGTATGGACCGTGAGAATTCATACTCTAGCTCTCCGAACGTTATAGTTCTAGTCATAATGTACTATTTAATGCATGTAATATAAT